GGCTGGGGGTGGACACATGCCTCCTTACGGGCTCGCTGATGGTGGTGAGGTCCCAATGGTGTACGCCAATGGCGGTTATGTTCCCGCATTCATCTTTGGTGGCTTATGGAGAGGTATCAAAAAAGGCTTCAAGAAACTTATTCCCGCCGCTGTATCATTTATTCCCGGTATAGGACCGCTAGCGTCTGCTGGTATAAGCGCACTCGGAACTAAGGTCGCAGGTGGTAGTTGGACTGATGCCCTATCAGCGGGTGCGACGGGCTATACGTTCGATAAGGCTTTAAATGCAGCAAAGGACGCTTGGAAGGAAGGTGGAATAAAAGGTCTAAGTTTTGGCGACAAGCTTGAAAATGCCCTCAAGGCTGGAGGCGGTTCAGTAAGCAAGGGACAGTTGGCAGCAATATTAAGTGCTGAGAAAGCTAGCCTAGAAGAACAGAGGGAGAGTGAAGGTCTTGATGTTGGAGCAGGCGGAGGAGGGGGAACTCGTGTGATGGGTGGCCCCAGTGCCATGCCACAAGCGGGGCAGGTAGGAACCATACATGGCCCGGTAACTACAAATACTTGGCAAAGGTTTGGGTTAGGGTCACAAGCAACACAGCCTCAACCTGCGGTTGGCCGCTTTGGCGGTGGAATGGTTCCAGAATATGACAGCCTGTACGCCAGACGACGTTTCGGTGGAATGGTTCCGGGTTATCAGGTTGGTGGCAGATTCCCACCGTTTAGGATGGGACCAGCACAGGCAATGCCAGTTCCTGCTGCTCCACCACGGCTGCCTATGGCTCCACCTGTAGCTCCGCCTATGGGACCGCCACCTAGCATGGGACCACCTATGCTTCCACCACCACCTGTTCAGCCTCCGGGAATGGCAGCTACTATGCCATATGCTCCTCCAGCTATGTTCCCGCAACCGGCTCCTGTCGCTGCGCCACCGATGGAATTGCCACCGATAATACCAGAAGCAATTCCTCCTGTCGGCGATTTTTCGGCAATAGATGAGCAGGCCAAAAAGTTGGCAAAACAGGCAAAAACTAGGGTTGAGGATGCAAGGAAAGCTGTTACTAAAGAGAAGGGATCAGAAGAAAAAGAGATAGCCGAGATAGAAGCTCTTCAGGCAGAACAACAAGCCGATGAGGCTGATCAAGTTGTTGAGCAACAAAAATTAATGCAAGAAGTCGCGGAAGCTGCGCCGGAAACAGTAGCGGCTGCGCCGCCACCAGTGCCACAAGCACCAGTGGCTCCGCCCCCGCCTGCTGCTCCAGTAGTAGCTCCTCCGGCTCCAATGCCTCCGGCTCCGCCAGTTGCGGCTCCTCCGGCTCCAATGCCAATGGCACCGCCAGTTGCTCCACCGCCTGCGGCACCTCCCATTGAGCCTCCACCTCCGGCCCCTGTATTGCCTCCAGTAGAAGCGGCACCACCGGGACCGGGATTAGAGGAAATGGCTGATGTTATACCAGACACAATGGCCGCAGTACCTCCGCAAATGCCACCTATGGACCTTCCGCCAGCGGGTGGTGCCCCTCCAGTGCCGCCTCCGGCTATACCTCCACCGCCCATGGCAGCGCCACCAATGGCTGGTCCACCTGCTCCACCGATGGCACCGCCAATGCCACCTCCGGGTGTGGAGCCTCCGATGGGACCTCCATCGGCACCTACCGTTAGCGGATTTCCGGGCTTAACGCGAGATATGCTGGCGAGCATACCCTCCTCGATTCCAAGCCCCCTTGAACGTGAACGTCGTAGGGCGGCGATGGCAGGCGAAACACCTCCGGGTGGTGGCCCTCAAGTGACGCCCATGGCTGGTCCGCCACCAATGGGACCACCACCTCCGGGTATGGATATAGATGATATTTCCGATGTTGTTCCAGAAACGGCAGCAGCAGCACCTCTACCACCTCCACCACCGCCCATGATGGGAATTGACCCAATGAGCATGGGACTGGGGCTGGACATGACTGATGAGGACTTTGACAGGGGCGGACCCGGAGAAACAGGAGATCCCGACTTAGCTAGTACACGAATACCGAGGGGCACACAAAGAGGAGGAGGCCGTAGAGGAGGGGGGCGTAGAGGAGGAGGAAGAGGCGGACGTAGGCCAACGACTCCGACCCAACCGGCAACAACTCAGCCGCCTGCTGCCCCTGCACCGCCGCCGCCTCCACCACCGAGTCTTGGGTTGTTCGACGAGAGAAGGCAGCCAGCACAGACTCAGGGGCCGACAATATTCGGGCCGGGATTTGATCCCGCCAATATGCCCGTAACAGCGGCTGACTTCAGGAGGTCTGGCGTTCCGGGATCTGGTGCTACTGCGGATATGTTACAGCGAATGAACCAGAGACCTCGCGTTGAAAGTTATGCGCCACCCATCAGGAGGGCAGAAGGTGGTGCTATAGACGCTGGATTAATGGGTCAGGTCGAGGCAGCAGTCAGAAAGGCGTTGATGTCTCCAAACGATCCGGGCAGTGCTGAAATTATTCAGGGATATATAGAAGCCTTTGGCGAAGAAGAGTTATTGAAACTAGCAGAGGGATTGGCACCACCTACTCAGCAGGCAATGCCGCCTATGCAGGTACCCCAGCAGTTAGGAAGGCCGGAAATGCCCATGCAAGAAGGCGGACTACTGACAGGTGAGGGCGACGGCATGGCAGATGACGTTCTTGTTACAGCCGATACTGGTACCCCTGAAGCGCAGCCAGTAGCTCTCAGCAAGGGCGAATTTATCGTGGCTGCCGACGTGGTCAGTGGGCTAGGTAATGGAAATACGGATGAGGGTGCCGCAATACTAGAACAAATGCAGGACGAGGTAAGGATGGGACGGACGGGCTCACCACAACAGCCTCCTCCTCTCGACTTACAGGAAGTTTTGCCGGAACCATATGGTGAAGAATATGCGTAAGAAACATCGTTATCGGGGTGGGGGAAAAGTAGGGGTAGGTACAGAAATACTGAAGTCCGTTGTTTCCCAAGAAACTCCTATAAATAGAAATTTAATCAAGGGCAAGGTTAAGAGGGAGCTTAGAAGAAATGGAGACCAAAGACATTCTCTGGATTGGGCAGAATCAGTCGAGAGAGACTACTACGGAGGGGACTCTCCCTTGAGAGAGATGGGAATAGGTCAACAGCCATTTAACCTGACAAGACTATTATTAAACCGTGATACGCTTAGCCCACTCTCGCCAGAGGATCAGCAGAGGCAGAGAGACATTGATCGACGTATTGGGGGCCGCATAAAAACAGCGTTGGAACGCATGGCTAGGGAAGGGCCGAGTGCAGGAATAACGGCTCTGGTTGGCAAACCTACTCTGGATAGGATAGGGGTAGCCGTGGAGGATAGATTGCGGCCAGCCGCCCGCCGTGGCTGGGATAAAGGAGGGGAAGTGTTTGGGGCTCTTGAAGACAAACTTATAAGAGGGGTGAGAGGTTTACTCGGTCCGAGAGACAGGCAATCCTCGGTTTATGAATCCATAGCAATGGGTCGTGCTGCGGGTGGCAAGATTCCGGGCTATCAGTTCGGAGGTCAGTGGGGTGGTAGTAAGGGAATGCAACCGGGTGGTGGCGGAGGTCAGTGGGGTGGCGGAATGCAGCAGCCCATGGGAGCCCCTCCGGGCGGCTTTGGAAAACAGCCACTTATGGGTGGTCCTGCCGCACCGGGTGGTGGTGGATGGGGTGGAGGAATGCAGCAGCCTAGCGGGATGATGATGGCGCAACCGGGTGGTCCGGGTGGTGGCCCTCAGTCGGGTAGACCACCGGCCCCGCAATGGGGTGGTGGTAGATTCGATCCATGGACTCCCGCTACTGCTGCTGGTACGGGATCACGATCCGATCCATTCTTGAATGATCCGGCGGGACTTGCTCAGTATCAACAGCAGCAAGGCGGCGTGCCGGGCGGTCCAGATACTGGACCACCGGGTAGTCCGGGTGGTGGAGGGCAACCTTCTCCGGGTCAACCGCAAACTGCGGCTCCTCCACGGTATCAGTCTCAAGCGGTATCACCAAACTACGCAAGGCCCGCCGCATATTCTGGATATGGCGGCCCAAGCGACTTCTTTTCTACCCAATCATTTGTTTCACCGGAGGTGGCAGGAGACTGGGCGGCTATTAAATCAGGCATTATGGAAGCTGGCACAAGGCCGTATGAAGCGTATCAGGGTCCATTTATTGCAGCACCCACCGAATTAGAGGCGGCTGCTCAGGCTGGTTATGGTGCATTTGGAAAGGGTGCAGGTCCACAAGCAACACTTCAAGCTGAACAGACAATGCGTGATGCAGCACGAGGAGTTGGCAGTCTTGCACCAGAACAGGCCGCGATGGCAAGAAAGTTTGGTGCTTACGCACCATTGGCACAGGAACAGGCGCAGGCTGCTGCTGCTGGCATGACTGAAGCTGGCGCAGAAGCTGCAGCAAGAGCCAGAAGTATAGGCGAACAGGCCGCTACTCCAGAAATGCAGAGAGCAGCAGGTGCCTTGGACCCATACGTTTCACAATACACTGAAGGCGTACTCGATCCTCAGATACAGGCAATACGAGACGAGGCGGCGCGTCAAAGGGCGGAGGTAGCTTCCCAGACCGCAATGGGCGGGACGGGAGGATATCGTCGAGCTATAGAAGAGGGGATGATAGGCCAGCAAACAACCCAGCAGATAGCCGACGTTACCGGAAAGGCTTACGCAGATGCACAGCGTGAAGCCAGAGCAGCGTTTGAATCGGACAGGGCAGCACAATTTGCTGGCACTGGACAACAGTTGACGGCAGAGCAACAGGCAGCATCACAGCAAGCAGCCCAGCAAGCGGCAGCGGCTGGTATGCAGCAACAGGGCTTTGGCACTATGTCTGACCTATGGAGAGGCCAACAGGGAGCCCTTGGCGGTGAAGCAGGGCTATATGGACAGTTGGCTGGTATAGGTGGTCAACAGGCAACACTGGGCGGCCAGCAACAGGCACAGCAGCTAGAAAGACTGCGGACAATGGGTGCGGCTGGCGAGAAGGAAGCCAGACGTATACAGGCTGGATACGATACTGCGAGAGAAGAATGGCAAAAGGCCAAGGACGATCCTGAGAAACGTCTCGATTGGATGAGAAGACAGATGAGCGGCCTGCCTTACCAGAATATCACGCATCAGGCAAGATATAATCCGATGCTTTCTTCTGGAGAAAGGGCACTCGGTGCCGGTATTGCAGGAGCAGGAATGTGGGCGGCACAGAATCAGCCCGTAGAAACAACGGGGGGAAGACATGGTTTCTCTTTAGCGGGTTTGGGCAGAGACCTATTCCCCAGTGGTCCACCCGGACAGCAGCCGGAGACAACTAGCCCACGAACAGGGGCAGTATTCCCTCAGGGGCACCCACAGGCTGGACAACCTGACCCTCATGGATATGGCGCGTATTATCGATATCAACAGCAGCAGGAAGCAGCAGCAGCAGCAGCAGAAGCGGCAGCCCAGCGCGAAGCAAAGTTTTTCGGAGGATAACGCAGCGTCCGGGGAAAGTGACCACATAAGTGATTGATAGATGAATATAATTCAGCAACAACGATACCTAGAAAATCTTTCTGATCCCGAGCTTACGGCTCTTGGCACTCAGGGTGGTAACGAAGAGATTGATTCCTATCCGATCACCCTAGAGATGAGTCGTAGGTCAAAGGTTCGTGCAGATGACGAAGCAAGGCGTGCCCAGCACGAGGCAGCGAACCCGCCCACGGTAGACGATAAGGTAAAACAGGAGTTTGCTGGTATCACTGGCGCAGATCCATCAATGGGCGCAGGGATGCCTCCCGACCAGATGGAGATGGCCGATCTTCAGCGGGGCATAGCCACGCAAGAGATGGGTCCACAGTCTCCCATGGGTCCACAGCCCCCAATGATGGCGGCATCTGGCGGCCTGATACCGGGCTATTATCATGGCGGCTCTCATCCAACCGAAGAAGAAATTGAAGAAGCAGGGAGAGGTTTCGGAGGGGATTCGGGTCTGACGGCGGTGGAGAGGCTTTATGCGGCGGTTCCGGGGGCTAGGGAAGAAGCGGAATCACTTCTGCGTGGTGAATCGGAAGCTCATCGAGAATGGATAAGGGGACGAGGGGACTTGGACCCTGTCGAGCTAGGAGACTATAGGGGTCGTCAGGAACCCGTGCCTCGACGAACCGGCCCACATGACGTTGGACCTGAACAAGCTAGGAGGCGTAATAGAGAAGCACTGGCAGCACAAAACCGTCAGATACGGTTTGCCGAGAGGATCAGGGACGCCGAGAGCGATGAAGAGGTTTCGTGGCTGGTGCAACGAAGGGATGCGGGCGCAGATCCAGACGAGGTTCCTCAATTCGATCCGGTCGCACATGCCCTACAAGCAGGCTTCGATGTTCCGACGGAAGAGGAACGAGCAGCACAGCAAGCGGAAGAGGGCCGTGCTTCGCTTGTGGAGAGGCTTAGTGGATTTGAACTTCTCCCTGCAACAACAGGCTCAGGGGTTAGAAGAACTAGTTGGTCCGGGGTTCCTAGCGGCAATATAGAAGAGGGACGGGAGCTAATTCAGGGTACCAGAGACCTGCTGACCACAAGAACCGCAGAAGACATAGCTGCGGAAAAACACAGAGAGGCATCCGCATTGGCTACAAGGTTGGGCCACGAAGAACTGTACGGTACTCGCATGGAAAGACTAGCAGAGCTTGATGAGCAAATGTTGACGGGCGAAGAGATAGATAGCCTGAGAACAGCCAGACTCTTTGGAGACCTGTCTTCATTGGTGCTGGACACTAGCAGAGATCCTGACAAATACAAGAATGTCATAACTGGCATAACCACTCGTGACAAGACAATTCGTGAGGATATTGCAACGCAGACTAAGGAAATCGCCGACCTGTTAGATAAGGGCATGATAGACTACAACACCGCGCAAGAGGCATATCGTAATGTTGAGACGAAACGCCTACAGGATATTGCGAACTTGCCACGAACAGAGGCAATAAATCTCATGAAGTCGGAAATTGACTTGCTTAAAGAAAGGCATCGTGGCGCGGTCGATCTGGAATCGGCCCGAATAGATTATGAGGCCGCACTTGGGGCGGCAGAAATCCAAGCGGAGAATTATCGGCATGATCCGGCGATGCAAGAAGTGATTGAAAACCTCGTTAATGACGCAAGGTTATATGCTCCCGGTGACAGGTTCGCTAAGGAGGGATCGCCGGAGAGAACAGCGTATGATAACTACCAAACGAGGCTGCGTAAAATAATGGAGAGGTACTATATGGGTCCAAGCGGAATAATACCTACTGCAGTAGAAGGGCGATTTGGCTTGCCCATAGCGACAGCAAAATGGACCGAAGGAAGGGGTGGCGTCAGTGGTGGGGCTGGATTTGAGGAACAGCTATCGGTTTACGTCAATGAGCTTGGGCAACTTAGTGACCAAGAGCTTGTACGTAGACTAATGGAGGACGCTTCAGAACTCGACGAAATGCAGTTACGTCGGACTTTGACCGAACTTCCCGAAGAGAGACGCAACATGGTTCTGGCAGAGTTTGCAAAGGAACAGCCAGAGTAACATCCATAACATAAGACATTATAAATTGTGGAAACAATTACCTTATCTGACGGCAGGGTTGTGCGAATACCGCCGGGCATGTCCCCAGAGGAACGTGCCCGGTTTATTCGTAGGGTAACTGGGTCCAGTTCTCCTCCTCCCGACCAAGAAGAATCTTCAGGATTTCCTACAAGAGGATTTCCTACAAGAGGATTCTCTCCCCAAGAAGAGTCTTCAGGATTCCCTACGCAGGGATTCCCTACGCGGGGATTCCCTACGCGGCAGGAATCTTCCGGGTTCCCGACACGAGGGTTCCCGACACGAGGGGACGATGCCGCACGGACGGGCCGAGATAGGACTGGCATTGCCTCGTTAGGTATAGAAGACCCAGTCCCAGAGAAAGAGGGCACACTTCTCGGATCTGCTTTTGAGGCCGTAAAAGCCTTCCCACGAGGAGCGAAACAGTTCGCGCTCATGGCCGAACAGGGACTCCTCGGACTTGCTACGCCCGACAAGGATACGGATCGCGAAAAGCAACTGAGAAAGAAACTACAAGACCTCTACGACGAAATCGATCCGGTGTACCGGGACGCCAACCTACCACAACTAGCCATGGGACTGGGTCAGGTAGCGGCCATGGCAGGAACCGCCTTCATTCCCTATGTAGGTCCATACGCGGCCTATGGGGGCGCGATGCTCATGGGCGCAGGCCAACAGGCCGGAATGGTCGCTGACTACGAGGAGCGTACCGGAAGGGATGTCGGCAAGGGCACGGAAGTGGCGGCTCTCTTGGGCGGTCTTGGTCTAGGGTGGACTGAAATGATGCCCGTCAGCAGGCTCGCAGGGAGATTCGGCCCGGATGCAATTGAGAAGGGCATCGATATGACAACTGGCAAGATGTTCCAGTCTGCTGCCCAGCAAGCTACCGAGGAAGCCATTCAGGAAGGTGGCGCAGGGTTCCTCCAGTCTGTGCTAGCCAAGGTTCTCTACGACGAAGACGCTTTGGAAAATGCTGGCACCGAAGCCCTGAAGGAAGCCATCATTGGCGGTGAGGTTGGTGCCGTTGCCGATATCATAGCTTCCATGTATGTGCGATCTGCTGCCGGTATCAGGGTACGAGGCGGGAAATATCAGGCGCGTGTAGAAGCTGGCAAATCATTTACACATGCTCTCGAAACCGGCAAATACACTGCCGACGAAGTCGATAACATGGTTACCGGCCCGGACTTCGCTGCTATTGAGGAACGCTACAATAAGGGAGAGATCACTGAGGACCAATATAACGAGGAAAAGGCGCACGCCGAGGAACAAGAGAAAATCCGGCAACAGGTACTCACGGGCAACGACACGGATATCGATAAGCGGGCTAGCGAGATACACGCCGAACAGAAAAATAAGATTGATCAACTACGCGATGATCGATTGAAGCGGTTAAGCAAGCGTAAATTAAAGACAAAGAATCAACGCGAAGCAGCGGAAAAGAAAATTGAAGAGCAACATGAATCAGACAGCGCACAACTTGCAGATGAACTGGTAAACTACGGCAGGGAGATGATCAGGTATCGAGAGGCCCTGAAGATGGTCGAGAATGGGACTTGGAATGGTACAATGCCCGCCGTTCTCGAAGAGCAAGACAATGCTGAGGCTCAGGCCGAACTCGACGAGTTGGATTTGGAAGTCCTCACCTCTGACATGGTCAATGAGGAGATTGCCAAGGTCGATAAGAAGATTGCCGAGAAGGCAGATCCTGAACTAATTGAATATAAGAAAAAACTTGAGACACTCTTGGTAAGCGTTCAGGCGCAGGAGCGAGCTATCGAGTCTGCCGGACAGCCTGCTCTCGGTATAGAACATCTTTCTTCACCACCCACATATAAACTGGGAGCGGTATGGGAGCATATCACCGCTCGTTTCAAAGGCCCCAAAAATAGAGACGGAGTCATTGAAGAGATTGCTGCCGAGGTTGATCCAGACGGAGAGAATCTTAAAGCTCTGGAAGAAAAGCTGGATGGATTGGAAGAATTGGAAGAAAGGATAGACGAGAACAAGTACGAGCAGAACCTCCTCCGCACGGAGGAAATGAAATTAGAACTCGAACGTCTGGCGCTCCTCGACTACCACGAAGGCCGTTATGTTGATGCCAAGGCACGCCTCGATGAGTACCGTCGGAGGTACCCAGAGAAGGAATCGTCCAAGAAGAGGGCCGAAGCAAGACAACAAGCTCAGGACGGGGAACTGTCGCCGGAAGCCTTAGAGCAATTGCGTGAAGAGGCGGAACAGAAGCAAGCAGCCGTGTCCGAAAAAATGCAGATCCTCAAAGAAAAGGAAGCAGCGTTACTCGAAGAAACCAAATACAAGAAGCCTGCGGGCGTGCATCTGGAATACGAAGGTCGGGGAATTGAGTACAGTAGAACCCCGATGACCGAAACCGTTTCCGGGCAAGAAGGCGTTAATCTGCAAAAAGTGGCGTTGGAATTACAGATAGAAAATAAGGGTGTCGATAGAGCCGAGATAGAACAAAGGCTCGCTAATCTGGAGAATGATCAGGAATCGCCAGAGCTTATTGCTGACCGGATAGGTGCGACACCGGAACAGGCTGCCCTTATCGCAGAATTGAGCGGTAGACCACGGGACACTGACATGTCCATCGGGGAAGTTGAGAATACGGTTAAGTCCTTGTTAGATGCCAAGAATGCAAGTAGTGCCTTGGATCAAATTATAAACATTAGATCCATTCCCGAAACCGATAGGAAGCTGGAGGACAGTAAGTCACAGGACAAGCCTGTACGAAGGGACAGGGTTTATGCCGGGCCTTGGACCACGGTACTTGCCGAACCGGCATTCAAAAAAGTAAAAGAGATTTACGATAACCTTGTCAAGGCGGGTAAGCCGGTGGACGTAGAGCTTATCAAGGCAACGCTTGAGGCAAAGAACTACGACGTACCCAAGAACCCGACCCGAACAAAAGCCTTCCAACGGGTGATGAATGATGCGGTCGGCAATGATCTTTCGTGGAGCAATCTGAGTGACGCTCAGAAGATGACAGTTTTTGAGCGCGTTCTTGGCTCCCAACAACAACAAGATAAAAGTCCTATAGGCAGGGAGAATTTACTAAGACGCAAAGAACTCAGGAGACTACAAAAACAAGAGGGAGCTATTCCTAAATCGCCTCATGAAAGCAAGCAGGATGTTGATAATCTGGTCGTGGCAGGCAAGACCATCAAGGAATGGAGAAATATAGCAATAAAATATATCAAGGAGGCCGGGCTTCCCAACGAAACAGAAATAGTTTTCGAGATAGAACAAAATGCTGAACTTCTTGGAAAGCAAGTTGAGGATGTCACCTTCTTGGGTGCCTTTGAGATGGAGACGGACCCGAAAACGGGCAATGTAGTAATGGAGAACGGCAGGCCCAAGCTCAAGTTGGATAAGAATAACAAGCCAATATATAGGCCAGCCTATACGAACGGCGCAGTTTCCTCTCTACAGAATTACGGCAATCAGATCACATTCAATCTTTCACAGATCGCACGAGAGTTTGGCAAGATTACTGATGCCAATATTGATGACCTCATGAAACATGCCGTGGCACATGAGGGTGCCCATATCCACATACTCAAAAACATGAAGGTATGGGAACGAAAGGCCCTAGAGAAATTCGGCCACACCAAGGTTCCCGTAGAAGTTGACCCGGACGCCGCTGCCGAGGGCCTTACTTGGCGCGAATGGGTGAGGGATGTACAGGGATATCAAGATAAAACGGATGCCGACCTTACAGAAGAGACTTCCGTACACATCTTGGACGCACTCGCTCAGGGCAAGATCCCGGCGGCAAAATCTGTTGGGGCGATAGGCAAGATCAAGCGTGAGTTGAGGGGACGATTCAAGGCAATGGCCGGGGCTGCACAAGATACCGATATCCTTCCCGTCATAAGAGTTTTCGAGAAGATCCAGAACAGGGAACTGGTTGATCGCAGGGAGCGGGAGGGCAGGCTGGAGCGCAAGGCAGCAGACCTTCAGCTTATTGATCGTGCCAAGCCTGAAGACGTGAAAGAGTTAATTCGGGCAATCAAGACAAAAGACAGGGATAAGATAGAAGAGGTTGCCGACAGAATCGTTATGTCGAGAGTTGACGCTGCCGAGGAATCACAGAAAAAACCCACGGAATCTCTTCTAGATTCTCTTATCAACGACTTCAGGGCACGGGCAGATATCGACGGTACACCAAAAACGTCCTTGTCGGTACTCAATTTGGCTGCACTAGAGGACGGCAATGTTGGGCCAGCCGCCCTTGACGCCTATTTCAGGATAAAGGACGGTCGAGCCCTCGCCTACCGTATGCCAGTATCACCGAGAGATCTCCGCAGTTTCCGGTTTGGTCATAATAGCTCTGTCATGTCAGAGAAAGAAGAGTTGTTGCTACAGGAATTTGCTGACATGGGGATCATAACGGCGGAACTAGATCCCGGAGGCAAGCAAGTTATAGACGGAATGACTCTCCAAGACCCTGACGGCAATACAATAGAAAATGGTGCCCAATTAGAGGAAGCCATCACGCGCACCAAAAAAGAGATGCTCAGGGGCCGCCTTATGGACAAGCGTATTTTCCAGTGGCTGTCGAGCAAGAAGTCGTATGACAAGGAAGTCAAGCGTTACGGTACCACGCTAGGCGTACTTGCCGAGAATTCGGCGATAGCGGCATGGCGATTTGCTGACAATGCATTGAACTTTATTCCCGGCATTATGAAATACGGGATGATCAGCTATGTCAAAGGCGGCTTCCAGCACGTCCCACTCACAAGAGAGGGAAGGGCCGTAAAGGGTCTTAACGAGATATTCAAAACCATTGTTGAGATTGATGGACCCGGCAGGAAATGGCCGTGGGGCGAGATAAAGGTTGGTGATGCCCAAAGAATGGTCATGACCTATATGACAATGCGTCGAGTGGAAGGAATCCAAACCGCAATGAGATCGGCGCACAATGATCTCATCATGGCCCGAAGAGAGAACCAAGCCGATCTCGCTCTCGATCTTGAAACGAGGATAAGGGAACTGAACGCCCTGTACGAAAGGGCAAACCCTCGTAAGAAGGGCAAAAAATGGCCGGAAGAAGAACGTAATACAAGAAGACTCAAGGACGGCACCCTAAAGGGTAGTTTTTACGACGTTGTAGTAGGAAAGGTACATCAGTCTGAAACAACAGATGTGTTAGACAAGGGGTATAATGAGGTAGCTGCTACAATAGATCGGGTTAACCGGGAGGCCGGAGATGGAGATAAACCATCACTTGCTGCCCTGAAATTTGAACGGGAATATGCTGATTTCAATTGGCACCTGATCCAGTTTGCACATGACGCCGGGCTGGTTTCCGAATCGCGCAAGGATTTCATGCAGTCAATGCCCTATATCCCATTCTATGTGAAAGAAGACCCGGTTGATCCCGAAGGCAAAAAACATCCAGACGCACTGGCGAGTGACGGCACATTGGTCAACATAAATAATGAAGAGTACCAGAAGAGAGAGCAGGAGAAGAAGGACGCAGAGACGGCGTATGACAACCATGGAGGAGAGCCGGTAAGAGGCGACCCCCTTATCGATAAATATCTCGATGGCAGCTTCCACGAGATTAATGACAACCTAATTTTTAATGTAACCAAGAATGTGCGGACCATTCTTGAACAATCAATGGAAAACATTGCGGCAAGCCGGACAATGCGTGACGAGGTTAATTCCGGTACCGCCATTAGATTAGCCGTCGTTCCTGCATGGAAGCGCAGGAGATACAACGCTCTCAAGAAGCGTATAGATGACGCGATGGGGCAAAAACAGATTACAGAAGAATCTCAGCATCCAAGCTATAGTGAAGTGCAAGAGCTTAAAGCAGAGATTGATGCTATCGAGAAAATAAGGAGAAGGCAGAAAAAGATTGCCGAGGCCAAGGGCTGGGATACATCACTCATTGTCAAGACCAAGGGGATTACCGAGAGTACATATAAAGCTGACTTGGCTAAGGTCAGGGAACGTCTGCCGAACGCAACCCGCGAAGAATTAGAAGATATCTTGCAAGACCATAAGAAATTGGAGGCGAACGAAATCAAGCTCGAAACCAATATCCTTGAAAATGGCTCCGAGCAAGAATATCTGGTTGCGGACGCTATGCTGGCGAAATCAGCAATGTCCGTAGCCTTGAGTCCCCGTCAAATGATAGAGGACTTTTTCGGGAAGATACCCGTCCTTGGCGAGAGCGAAAGACTTAACAGGGGTCTCTCCAGAATTGTTGTCGGATCTTCGACATTGTTGCGTGAGTTGGTAACTCGATCACCGGCATTCCAGTTAAAGAACATCATAAGGGACAGTATGCAGGCTTCCGTCACGTTCGGTGGCGGAATGGAGTTGATATTCAAGACACTACAAAATGTCATTGATCCCGATATTGTAGAGAAGGCGGAAAAACGAGGACTAGGAATCGGTGTTGACTGGTCACCCGACCCGTCAAGATCGACGGCAACGACCGTCAAGATGCTTTCAAAGGGCGAGATGAAATGGTCAAGTCCCATAGATATTACTTTACTGGCATGGGACGCTTTGGGCCGCATGTCAAAACAGTCCGAGGTGGCTACCCGCATGGCCGTCTACGATACGGTAATGGCACAAACAGATGGCAATGCGGCGCAGGCAACATTGGAGGCCATGGAGATTATCAACTATGGCCGTCGTGGGTCCAACCCGTTGTTCAGTATCATAACATCCATGGCACCATTCCTGAATGGCCGAATCCAAGGTCTTGATGTCATGGCCCGAACACATTTGGGTGCCTATGATGCGCCCGGTATATTGTCGAACGAAAAAAGAATTCGCCCGGACTCAGGGTTGCATCAAGCGAGACGTGCGGGCGTTGTACTCGGAAGAGGCTTGTTTATCTCAAGTATGACACTTCTCTATTACATGGCTATGCATGACGAGGAGGAATACAAGAACGCCAGAGAGGACATGAAAAATGATTGGTGGCTTATACCTCTCGGAGATGGGATGCCGGGCGTCAAGATCCCGATTCCGTTTGAAGTAGGTGTTCTGTATAAGACGATCCCTGAACAGATAGCCCGTGCTATTGTGGAAGAAGAACATGATTTCAGGGATGTAAGGGGTGAAGTAAAGCGTCAAGTACAGGCATCCCTCAGTCTCGACTTGAGACCCCAGATCATACGTCCCGTGTGGGACGCAATGAACAACAGGGACGTATTCCAACGAGACAGGATCGTACCATCATGGATGTCGGAAAGTGTATCTGCCCCTGAACAGTTCAATCCATACACCAGTTATCTTAGCAAGAAACTGTCCGGTGGCATCAACAAGATTCCACTCGTCAGGAATGCGGATTTTCTTACATCGCCAATGAAACTGGAATACATGCTACGCCAATACTTTGGAACGATAGGGGCGTATGGGCTGGCAACAGCAGATCGTATTGCCGCCGAATTTCACGACGATAATATCGTAGGAACGGCAGCCGACTTCCCGATCCCGTTGATTGGTGAGATAGTTGGCTTGTCTCCCCTTGATAGACGAGGGCGCGAGTCGGGTTTCAATACCCAAACGCTTGTCAATACCCCTATGCTTGGCGACCTTTTATTTGATCCCGCAAGGGGCGGTGGCTACCAAGAAGACTTTTACGAAATGCTGGAAGATGTTAATAAAATTGTAACCACATTAGGCCAGATCGAGAAGAGGCGTCGTTACGGACCAGAGGGCAAGGCGCAAGAATACGAGGAAAAACACGAAGAGTATTTACGCCATAAGGACCGCTTGAGTCATATGAAGAGATTCATGGACGAATGGCGAGAGGACCGTGATGACTTGCTTGAAAGGCGCGACCTCTCTGAAAAAGGCAAGCGAAGCATGTTGTACCGAATGATTGAAACACGGGACGACCACTTGCGGGAAATGCTGGATATAATGGCAGACATCAGAGAAGACAGAGATTTAATAGAACAGGTGTTAGGCGAGAGGCCGTAGATGGCTATCAAGGAAATACTCACGGACGAACGTGGGAGCCTGAGTGCAGCCAGAACCCTGTTGACCGCATCGCTAATATTTATCGGTGTAATTATCGTACTTGACTCCATCGTTTGGGACGTACCCGAACCTGCCTACGTTCTTATGGGCAGCTTGGCGGTTGGATTGTTGGCATGGGCTGGCGGCCCACGGGTCGCACAGTATCTGGGACCACAGGTCGGTGCAGTAGCGTCCGGCATAGCAGAGGCAGTCAAGCGTCCACGGCAACCAGACCTGTTGGACAACGATCCAAGGTTCCGTGAAGATGACGAAGAATGAATGGGTCTCGACCTGCAACTCACGCCTTGCAGATCGGTGCATAAAGAACTTTTCCGCACTGGAAATCAGCGACGTAGGCAGAGTTAATCAAGGGGTATCCCTTTCTGCACCTCCACTATGGATGCTCAGTAATGCGTACCGGCTGATCGACGTACTCGAATGGGTACGAGAAGAAGGTGGCGTTGCCCCGGTACTTATCAATAGCTGGTTCAGGGATGCCGACTACAACAGGGTCGTAGGTGGTGTGGCAAACTCGATGCACCTGACACTGGGCGCAGCCGACATCGTTAAGGTGGGCACGAGCCCATCGGAACTGGCCGACCTTATCGAGGGGCACCCCGAAAGCGACTTACTTGGCTTGGGCAGGTACCATACATTCACACATGTGGACATCAGGGGTATGATCGGAAGACCTGCTCCAGCCAGATGGGACAGAACGTGAACCTGAAATCAATACTTGCAATTGCCGGGGTCATCCTCTTACTGGGGCTCGGGTACAACTATGTGAGTGGTGCCAAGTCTGACGCAATCGCGGCAGAAGTTCGTGTCAAGATTCTGGAAGAAGAACGTATCGAACTTGAGCGACAGGTCGAGGAAGCCAACGAAGGATACGAGGCACTCCTCGATAGTCTGGCACAGGTCCACGACTCACTAGCTCAGGTACGCTCCGAAGCGATCACAGTGGCCTCAGCAGCCTCTAGGAGCTTCAGCGAGGGCATCGAAACCCTACGAGACAGCCTACAGGCTTACGAGGGATTAGAAGTGATTCTGGATGGGGTCGAATCAGACCATCAAGAAGAGGTGGCGGCCTATCAGGTACAGGTCCAGACACTCGAAGCAGATAACCTCCTGCTCCAAGGTAGGATCGTAGTTCTAGATTCGATGTGGCTGCTGGAGAAAAAGGTGAATGAGGCACTCAGGGTTGAGATCACTGCGCTCAACGAAGAGTCTGATGCATGGAAGAGGGTAGCCAATTCCAGCTTCTTGAGTAAACTTGGAGGTGCAGTTCCTTATGTTGTTGCCGGGGCCGGAATTGCGTTACTGATAAAATAACTGGAGCACACATGGATTACGCATGGGATTTTGTACAACTTGAATGCAAAAAGGAAAGCGAGGGACAGCAGGACGTTGTCTTTGTTGTCCATTGGCGTTTCACGGGAAGCGAAGACGGGGTCAGTTCCTCAGTGATCGGGACATCCAACTTCCACTATGAAGAGGGTTCACCGTTTATCCCTTTCGCAAACCTTACGGAAAGCGACGTGCAGGGATGGGTGGAAAGCAAGGTCGATCTCGACGACATGAAGGCGCAGGTTAGCGCAGAGGTCGCAGAGCAGCGCACCCCGACCACCGAAAGCCTAGCTCCTCCTTGGTAGGCCGGGGCTGACCTCACTCCTCTCCACTTTCACAGGCAAATTCGACAATCTCGAACTGGTGCCTCGATCTTTCGAGAAGCCAGTGCGTATGTGCAGCTAGCCAGCCGTACTGGAAAGCATGCCTGATACCAATGGTCAGACACGCGAACATGATTCGGATTGTTCTTCGCATAGCATGTACCTCTTATTAATGATTCGGTGGTGGCAGCAATGCTTGAAGTACCGTCCTGAATAACCCGCGAGACGCTTCAGGGTTTTTCTCGGCAATCAGATCTTGTTGCCCGTTATTAGATCGGGCGCATCCTTCTTGCCTTGGCTTCTGAACAAATGTGACCCAATGATCAATTTCTTCCTTGTTGGTGGGAACGAAAAGACCTTCGTTGCAGTCAAGAATTAATTTATTTTGTTTAAGACACCATTGATGAAACTCTGGATGATGGTTGTTAAGCCAACTAAGAGTAGGTGCCGGGATGTCACTTTCTTGGTCCCACATATCCATAACATTAGTCCAAAGTTTCTTCTTTGTCTTCGCTCGACCTTTCCCTTGGGCATGTAGGCGTATCGCCGCGTAGAGAGCATCGAAGTAGGCAATCTTGCATTGTTCATAATATGGGATTTTAGTCATTTAACAGTCCTTCAAGGTTGAGGATTTTTTTCGTGACCAAGGCATGCTTATGTTCAATAAATTGTATCGCCTCTGGCGAAAACTTTGTGCGGAAGCGTTCTGCCTGTTGGATTGCCTCGCTGAAGGCGGTGATCGCCAATGTGTAATCCTTAACAACAGGCTCATCTGTTAACTGGGCCCGCCTTTCTTCTCTCTTCTGTTTATTTTCTATATGTGATCCTGCCTTGAGTTGTTGCCGGAAGGTGAACCCCTTGAGCTTTGGGTGCCGAGTTTTAATGACTCGGTCTTTTTCTCCCTGACTAGAAGCCTTGTTGTATTCCGTAATTACTTCACGAAGCTGCACCTGCGACAACTCTTCCGTGTTGGATTTATCAGCCATATTTTTCTTTTCTTCCCAACTACCCTTCACTTTTACAACAATCTCAGCAGTCCTACCAGCACTTAGGGTAGATTTATTCTTGATGGTGTTGTTAGCAATAACGCCATGTCGATGGCCCTCCAGAACATTCAAAGCATCCATGACGGTATTGTGCGGCACCCCTATTCTTTTTGACAATTTATATACACTGCATCCCAGTTGATCTAAAAGATTCTGGTATCCCTTCGCCTTCTCAAGGTAGGGAACATCCTGACGCGCTTCGTTTTCCAACGTTTGTTGGACGAGTGCCGCCTCGTCATCCGAATCTTCAACAATACCTAGCACCGTCGTGAAGCCTGCCAGCTTGGAGGCTGCCACTCTTCTGTGCCCAAAGACTATCTCGTACCCTGATCCATTCGGCCTTACCTTAATTGGGACTTGCTGTCCCTCTGCCCTTAATGATTCCGCAAGATCATTCAATTCTTCCTCATTGAATGTCTTGCGTATTTGATCCTTGGACGGTTTCAAATCATTGATTGACAATTCTTGTACGATCATGATTTCTCCTTGATCTTCAATCGTTTTCCCGGTCAAAGATTAGATAGCATTATGACTAGGACTAGTAGTATCGCAACAACAAAACCAAGGTCACCTATCGTATCAAGTATACGTTTCATGCAAGCCATCCTTAAATTTTAATTCCCTGATGGGGACGTTATACATATCAACTAGGGTTACGAACCCATTGCTTTCATCGACCTGACCCTTCTTCCACTGTGTCGCCCTATTCCAGAAGTCTTCGTATGACAACACACCCAAGTACCACACGTTTTTAAGGTCGTAATACCGACCATCTATTTCCCTGCCAAATTCAAGGGACAGGAAGCAGTACCAGTCGGGACGTTGATGGTCACTTGTTTTGGCGACGGATACATCGTAATGGCCGAGTGGCCTTACCGTGCGTCGTTTGGTTTTGACCTCTATGCGATCACCGTTGTATATAAAATCGTAATTCTTGGTACTCATGGGGGGTGCCCCCAAATACTTGCGGATCGCTATCTCGCCCAGAAAACCGGCAGCATTACCACTTCCCTTGGTGATCGAGTTGTGGATCTCTCCCATGTCATTAGCTAACTCATGGGCCAACTCAATCATTTCCCCATCGAATGGTATGGCCTTCAATGAGGTCTTGTGTTGTCTACGCCACCGGGAAACTTTGACTGAAAATCTAACTGATAAAGATTATGGCCCATTAGTTTCATGAAGAATGGCATCATCTTTTTAACCAAGGGGCTTTCCGGTCCAAGCTCTCTGGCTACCGCCAACCTTGGCACGGTTTTTTCATCATCCTCCAGCCAAGGATGGGCCTCCTTAACGTCGCTTAGTCGAAGTGGAACGAACAACTTTTCGCCGTCGCCTCTCTCGAAGACTGCCTCTATCGACGGGTCGCATGTGCAGGAGTATAGATGTTTGAGTGCTTCGTAGGAGGCATGGTTCTCTCCACCCAAGTCCTCGTCATACTCCGCAGGATTGTCTTCGTCAGACATGTAGTCGTGGATTCCACATTCTTTTGTATGGCGTGTTTCTATGGAAGCCAGAGCATCATTATCAAATGCAAAGCTGTCTATGAACAGCACGACACAGGCTAATGCGTTTCCGTTGTTCTTTACTCCATCCACCACGGTACAGTCTCTTTCTCTTTCTGTGGTTTCGTTAATGATACGTCCTCCAAATAGTCTGTTAGTATATTACGCAACAATCTAGCTAAAGGCATTTGGTTATCTTCTGCCAAGCTACGAAGTTTCTCTAGCGTTTCCTCGTCCAGCCTAAGAAGAAAAGATTTCTTAGAAGGGGAGGCCATATTCATCTTCTTCCTCATCATTTTCTTCGGGGGACGGAGGGGTATCCGTGTGCCCCGTAGAAGGCTTGAGTTGAAGCTGTGCATTTTCATATGTGCGGTTGTTCCTGCTCACTCGCTCCCATATCGCCACGGACAGGACAGGCATCTCCCCTCCCTTTGCACGTTCAAGCATCGCCTTCAGCAAAGTCTCAGTCATCTCGATGGTACCCGTCTTGATCGGGTGCTTCGACGACTTCTTGAATTGGTTGGGCCAAATTCCGAAGTCGAGTTTTGGCATATTCTTGTAGTCAGGCATTTGCATCTTCTCCATGTAGGGCTAAAGCCGCTGGGGTAACGTCATTCAACATTGTAATTAACTTGTTCACTGCGTCTGCATCTTGTGTTTTTATGGCCGACTTAATGTCTGCCTTGGTTTTATCGTCCGGCTCCCAACCAGCATTAACAAGCTCATTTGTTTTTGCCGTCAACTGTGGAATCAAGTCGGCAAGTGTATCCTTGTCGTCCACGGCTTCTTCTTTGGGCGCAGCCTTCTTCTTAGGTGCAGCTTTCTTCTTGGCTGGAGCCTTTTTCTTCGGAGCCGTCTTGGGCGTTGTCTCCTCTGGAAAGACACCATCATTTTCCCAGAGATACAATCCAAGTCCAAGACTGGCGAGCAGCTTGGTCAGGCACCGTTGCCTTGCGTTCTGTATTTCAACAGAGTCAGGCTCGACGATGGCCTTGTTTCGATAGTCCATGACGGCAAGCGTCATCTCTCCGTACTTTTCGCCATCGAAAGATGCGCTGCATGTTACGGAGCCGGTACCACCGGGATATAAAGTGACATCTCTCATGACACCATTATTATCCTTGCCCCCGTGCCAGTGAATCGCCAAATAGTCACCGAATTCATCCATGGCAATTGACCATGCTCTAGACCATGGGACGTAGGTGAATCCATTGATGTCCTGATGGTAGGGCGTCATGTCGATCTTTCTGAACCGACGCCAAACTTCTCCTCTTGTGGGCACCTTACTTTCTGTTGCCATTTCTTGCTCCCGTTCGTTGCCATTGTGGACAAAAATCCGCGACCTCACACCAACTCTCACATCGAATGTATTTGCCGGGAGCATCAACAATCTGATAGGCTCCGGTCTTCTGCTTATTAATAAATTTTGCTGCGTCTGCTAGGGTGTCGAAGACAGCCTGTTTCTTGACGTCACCCACAACCCGATACACTCCCCGTGCCCATTGCTCCTCTGGAGTGCAAGGCACTGTTTCTTCCTGTGTATGTATCCTAACCCTATCGTCTACATACCTGTCCTGTCTCTCATCGCTCCAATAAGGAACCTTGAGTACCACTACGGGAGACCGGGGATAGTCATGCTTATAAGAACGGCTCTTCATCCAATCACGACATATCGTCACGATCCTGAGACTCTCTGCGACTATGTCATTCTTTCTCAGAAGCCATGCGTAAAGGTTCAACTGCTTTTCCCAATCCTCTTTCAGCCCACGCTGAACACTGTACACTGAAGTGACTTTGTAATCAGTGACAACTCCGTCAAGAACAAGGTCGATAGCACCACTAATCGTCACCCCTTCGTGTTCGGCATGAAGTCGCTGCTCTTTTATCCCTATGTCACCAGCTTGCTCAAGGGCAGCGTGTACCCCTTTACCCAACAACTTCCAGACCTCGTCCCTAACGTCCACACTAATCTCTTCTTCATGCTTGATTTGCAGGCGTCGTATCTGAGGCGGCTTGATCAATTCAGTAACGCTGAAGTCTGCCCCGTCCTTTGTGTAGGGATCATTCCTAACAGCCGCTACGATTGATTCTGGTGCGCCGTAATCGTTGGTAAGGTTCATGACTGTCTCCACACTCCCACGGTTGACTCTGTGTCAGGAATCCTACGCACGATGTAGTAATGCTCCTGACCACTGTCTTTGGCCTTTCGATTGCGACCTACCGCCATTGACCGAATGCTTGCCTCATGCTTCTTGTCTTCGCATTCGACCATAAAGCATTGTCCCGGCTCCAACGAATTGAAGGGGTAGCTAGGACGTATGTTGCGTGGTGGAACCTCGATGTCATCAAGGATTTGTACTCCGTCCACGAAACTATCTGATGTGTTGTTGCTGCCATTACTCATTGAGTTCTCCAAATTCCTATACCATAGTCAGTAATTCTAACCGAAAACTTTCGGCCCGTTTTTTTTGCTACACGTCCTGCGTAACTTCTTACAGCATTCACCTTATGTTTTGCTTCGTCTTCTTCCAACGTCACCTCAATCAGGTCTCCAATCGACACCGTGTCGAGAGGTAGATATCCCCATTTTGTAGGCGGTCCTGAATGGGGCGGAGGGGGGCCGATATTCTCGTAGACCCTGAACCTCTGTGTCGTTTGTGCCAAAGGATTACCCCCTTATTTGACATCCATATTCACTATAGTTATTCTCCAGATATACTGGAGACAGAGGAATGATAGCTAAACTACAATCATTACGCAAGGGTTTCGATGACAATCTGTGCGTCATTACGATACATGGTGAGCCATGCAGTAAGGCGAATTCACGACGTCTCGTCATGATCAAAGGTCGAATGGTTCCCATAAAATCGAAAAAGGCTCTCGCGTATATTGAAGACTTTGACAAGCAGTGCCCAGTAAGACATACCTTATTCACAGAAGATCTGATTGCTTGTATAAAGATTTTCTATAAAACAAGACGGCCAGATCTAGATGAAAGTCTAATCCTAGATGCAATGCAAGGCAAGATATACAAAAACGACAGAGCTATCAAGCTAAAATATATAGAACATGGGCTGGATAAGGAGTCTCCCCGATGTTTGATCGTGGTGGCACCGATAGAGAATAAAGAAGAAGCAATGAGTACATTTGAGGAGTTGGTGAGGGGGGATGATCAATGGGGGACGCAGCAGTAGGTTGTTTTGTGGGTGGTATACTGGTCGGCGGGTTCACTTGTACTATCTTGATTGCACTTTTGTTGGGGATAGAAGATGGGTCTAGAGAGGAGCAGATGGATAATGCTTTTCAGTTGGGTTTAGAGGAGGGCAAACGACAGTCCAAGGTCCACAATTAAGATCCGTGTATAACGACTTTGCATTAAACGGGATCAAGCAATTAGCTTCCAACCTCCCCGAAGGACAACACAAAAAACAATGTCCAGAATGTCATCACACTAGGGAAAAGCACAGACACGACAGGTCGCTTTCTCTGAAGATCGATGGTGATGGTGTTCAATATTTTTGTCATCATTGCAACGTAAGCGGAGGATGGATGCACGACGAGACGATCAACCTAGACTTTCCCGATACTGCACCGAAACCAATCAAGGTTCCCACCAGCAGTAATTCAGACGTAACTGCTTACCTGAAGTCTCGTCACATCTCAGATGATGTAATCAAAAAACATACGGTTCAAGGAACCTATAGCTTTAATGGCACAAGCCTGCCAGCGGTAGGGTTTCCTTACCGGGATAGCGACAACATCGTTGCCATCAAGTGGAGAAGCACTGGAGATAAGAAATACTACAGTCAAGAAAATGTGTGCCGCGACTTCTTCAACATGGATTCTTATGTATCAGGTAACGATGTCCTTGTTGTTGAAGGCGAGATAGATGTATTGAGTTGGCTCTCATGCGATTTGCCAGACAACTGCACGGTGGTGTCGATACCCAATGGTGCCCCCTCCAAGGTCAAGGACGGCAAGGTTGACCCAAGGGAGGATAAGAAGTTTCAGTACATATGGAGGGCCAAGAAAAAGTTGGAGAAGGCAGGTCGCATCCTGCTTTGTTGCGACAACGACGCTCCCGGCAATGCCCTGAGAGACGAGATCATCCGGCGTATAGGAAACACGGACAAGATATGGCTGGTTGATCTTGGCAAGTACAAAGACTCTTCAGAGGCACTGGAAAACAAGGGCGAGGGCTTTCTTCTTGATGCATTTGATGATGCGTTGCCCCTTCCAACGGTGGGCCTCTATTCCGTAGACGACTTCACGGATGAATACATTGAGCTTTACGAAGAGGGTCAGATCAGGGGTGCATCTACGGGTATAGCATCTCTTGATAGATTCATGCAGGTCGTTCCGGGGCAGATGACAGTTGTTACCGGCTTCCCTTCAAGTGGAAAGAGTGATCTTATCGATCAAGTTTGTGTCAATCTGGCTAGGAGCAACGGCTGGAAGACTGTCTTCTGCTCATTCGAGAAGCCACCCTCACTACACTTGGCACAGCTTGCACAGAAACTTGTTGATGCTCCCTTTTTCGAGGGGCCAAGCACACGCATGAGTAGAGAGAAGAGAGACTACGCACTTGAATGGTGCAAGGATCACTTCCTGTTCATGGATCACAGTCTCGATGGACCATGTGATATAGATGGAATCTTGGAGGTCGCAGCTAAAGCGGTGTGGAGAATGGGGTCACGCATCTTAGTAATAGACCCCTACAACTTCATTGAACTACCATCCCACGAGCGTGAAACAGACGCCATTACCAAGATGCTTACAAAGGTGCAGAAGTTCTGCAAGAAAACATCAATACATTGCTTTTTTGTGGCACACCCTGCCAAGATATCTCCCGATAGACGCTCCGAAAGAAAGGTCGTATGTACAGGACACGACATTTCAGGGAGTGCAAGTTGGTTCAGTAAGACTGACATTGGCTTAACCGTATGGAGACATCCTAGTGATCAAGATCCACCAGAGGCACACGTCTGGAAGGTCAGGTGGTCATGGATAGGCACCAATGGGTTCTGCCAACTTAACTTCAACCGAGCTACCGGACGATGGTCAGACCATGAGCCTGAGACAAGGGACGAATCCTATTGGGAATGGGATGTATAAAATCATTAACCATAATGGATTAGTCCTATTGGCTTGACCCCTTAGAGGTGTTGGGTAGATATTGGGATGATGAGGGGAGGGGTATATGGCAGGACATCTTGTCGCCATCTGTGCGGACTTACACTGTGGTTCCACCATCGGCTTATGCCATAAAGATCCCACCGAACTTGATGACGGGGGTCTATATCGCCCCAGTGAAGGTCAAAAATACCTGTTTCAATGCTGGGAAGAGGGCTGGGCCACTGTGAAATCCATGGCACGACGCAGGCGACTTCATTTTATTTTGAACGGTGATGCCATCGATGGAGATCACCATCAGACCCCGCAACTGGCGAGCAGGTTAAGCGGTACACAGGTCGGCATGGCTCTCAAGGTTTTGGAAACGCCACTCGCACTCAAGCCATCCGCCATTCACATCATGAGAGGTACTCCCGTCCACACAGGCAGTAGTGGTCAAACCGAAGAGGGAATCGCGAGAACCTTGGCGGCGCAAGGACACCCCGTAGTCAAGGACCCAGACATTCACACCTACTCCTCGTACCGTCGCCGCATAGATATCGAAGGGGTGAGACTGGACGTAGCTCACCACGGTCGCGCTGGGACCAGAGCGCACACGAGGGGCTCAATGAGTAAGCTGTACTCATTCGACGTGTGGGCTGAGCAGGCGTTAACGTGCCTGAAAAGTATGCAAGGTGCTGAGCACATGATCGAGCGCGAAGAGATCTACCAGCGCAAGCGGCCCTGCGACATAGCGATCCGTAGTCATAACCATAAGTACATGGACAGCGGGTTCGATAGTCGAGGGGTCACGAGAGTCATCGGGACGCCTGCGTTCCAGCTTGCCACTGAATATATATACAAGCTCGCAGCGGAGGCTCTCGCGGACCTAGGCATACTATGCTTGAAGATAAGCAAGAGTGGAAAGGTAAGTGTTCACCCCATTTTGTTTGAAGCGAAACGGTCAACCGTAATAAAGGGATAGCGATGCACCTGACGCAAGAACAGATAATTGCAGAGTTAGAAACAGCCATTGGAAATACGGAAGATCCGCCCGACGCCTACACGACATATGAGTTGTGTGATCTCTTGGGCCTATCAAGCAATGCGGTGAGGGTGCGGCTTAGAATACTATCGGAAGCTGGGAGGATACAGGTCGTGCGTGTTACGAAGCCCAACATAGCTGGGGTACCACAACCTCGCATGGCATATCGAATCCTACCAGCCAAGGAGGAAGGATAGCTAAAGAGCCCATCTATTGTCCTCGCTGTAACACGGATAACGGACAATCAAGGGACAAGTATTGTCATTTTTGTGGATGGGTAATGAGACCATTTGATCCCGGTACCCGTTGCGATTGTGGAATGATACACCGTACAAATCCACCAAGGTACAAATGTAGAGCGTGCGATTCATCCTTGGGGATTGCCTCCGAAGACTTTTCTTCTTAGCTTTGCATCTCTGACATAAAGGAAAGGCGTGGTTTCTCCCTTTTTCACGCCTCCCGCAGGGCACCCTGATCGCCCTCCCGTCGATTTATAGGCTGCTCTGCGGGTCTTCCTCCCCACCCACGTCCGCACCTAAAGTCCGTACCCACGTCCGCACCTTTATATTGATATCAACCTAATCAATATTCTCCTGAGAAACTTCGGACTGATATCACACAGGGATTGATCCATCGGGCCATTCGTTATGGCAGGAGAGTCCCACACTTCCATTGTCTTTTCACAACCCATGCATCCGTACAATGCAAGTGCCCCGTGGTGCGAGATTAAAACAGGTTTGTGTCCATAAATACGGGCGTTGCGTAAACACCTTTTGTGCAAACGACGTGCTTCAACTGTCCTCATTTGTACTCCGATGCATCAACCAATCCATCATGTCTTCCATCCAGATAAGCTGTGTCCAACGCCAAGTAAAGCGAGTTTTCTATATCCTTTAGCATCGTGATCGCTTCATCGGCTATATCATTGTCACGAGGTGGCCCTTTAGCCAACTCCATGTACCTTGAATAGAGTAGTATTTTTGTTTTGAAAGTGTCAACGCAAAGTCTATATGGGTGATCATTTGCCCCACGCATAATGTCTTCCTCCTCAACTGATACCGAACCCGTTCCAAACGATGTGGTATTCATATGTCCCTTCCTTGTATAATATATTGTAATCCAATTCCTCCAGTACATATATCCCTGATTCCGTCATAGTAAAATGTGCGTGGAGATCTCCTTGTGTAGCACCATCCTGACAACATTAACTGATCTTTATCTCTCGTTCTCCAAACTCTCCTCGGTTCTACTACACGATTAGTTTCGTTACCCTCCCTATCGATATATCGAAAAGCAACTGTGCAGTTGACCCATATGTTTCCTGTTACAGATGTGCCATTCCCGTATAGTTGTGCGTTTTCTCCGGCAAAATCTATCAGCGTTTCGATATCAAGATTGTACAAGGTTAGTCCCGTACCCGTTCCCACTCATGGATAGCGTTGAAAATTCTTTGAGCCTCTTGGGATATTTCATTGCTCCACTTCTTGTTCGGGTAGGGGTCTGCACTATACGCTTCCGCTCCCGAAAGAAGTTCGGCCCGAATCCTGCCATCAGATAAATCCACTTCAATATAAGATCTTCCTATTGCCTCACGGTCTTCTGCCATTTGGCAAAGACGCATCGCTGGACAGTCATCTGCATCCACATTTGCAGAGATGCCATGAACATAAAGAGCGTACATCACGCTGATCTTCACCTGAGTTTCTCTTCACAACGTGGGCACTTGTGCTTGGTATCCACCTTGGGTGGCGGAACCTTTAGATCTTCTCGTAACGCATTCCGCACAGACTTTCCAAACAGTGGGCTCCGGTCATGGATGGCATTGCAAATCAGGTAACCAATACACATGGTCATAAGGCCCTGAACAATCATGTCGGATAAAGTGAATATGGCTACATTCATGGGGCCGAATTCCACTCTGGGCCGTTTTGGCCGACATACAGAATCTTTGGAATATCTACTGCCCCATATCTCCAAGCCTCGCACACCTTCTCTGCTGTCTCCCTATCCATACCACACAGACGTTCCAAGTAGTGGACTCCGGTCTGGATGCCGATACTCCCTTCCATTTGTTCATAGATGTACCGCAGAATTACCCACTCACTTTCGGGCCTGACTTCTACGGTTTCGTTGTCATTCACTCTGACTTGCATGACCGTTCCTTTCCTCCTCCAAAACATCTGAGTCGTACCTTTCAATCAAGATCATTGCAACCCTTCCTAGTACATCAACTTTTTCATTCAATGAATGAGCAACTTTTTCTAATACATGAACTCTTTCCTGCAATGAACGACAGTCGTTGCATCGATGTTCTGTCTCGATGTCTAGGCGTTGAGACAATACATCAATTTGCTCAACAAGAGTCCTTCCCTGCAATTTACTGATCTCAGAATCCAGCTTCATATCCACATGAGAAAAGTCATTCGTGTTTTTCATTTACAGTGACCTCACTTTCTTGGGAATGCGGGGCATTTTGAGGTAGTTGCTACAATCTATGCAGAATGCCTGATCGTAGTCGGTAAACTCCACATTGAGTACAAAGCTCACACGGCCATCCGGCCCCTCAACTTCGGCAGATGGCCCACAGTCTGGGCAACCTATCTCGTAGGCTATGGCACCTAGAATCTTGGCGGTTTTCATTTCCTCGATCCCCGCCAGTGGTGACCAACACCTTCCTCATATGTTAGTTCTCCTGATTTTCTAAGTTTGCGGTAGAGGTCTGGTTGGTTGATCTCTATCCAAGAAGGTGAGCGGTGACCGTAGTCGTGGGTGAAGTCCGAATCCCCGTCCAAAATCTCTATCGAAACCTTTTCAAAGCGAACGCCCGACTCGGCCCCGTCAACACGGAAATGCTCACCGTACCAGTGTTGGTTCAGCGGTGAGTCGATATAAGATTTCATATCTCCCAGAGCATCACGAGTTTTCTCGATAGCGTCCTCTTCACTCTCAGCCTCAGTGCAGACCCAGTTGAACGTCAGTGTGATCTTCATGTCGTATGGTTGAGCCATTTTTCTCACCTCTCCTGTCGAAGCAGTGTCGGAAATAAGAATATCAGTGTGAGCAGATTATGTCAAGGGATCAATGTCCCACGTTCAAGATCAGGGGGAATTGACTGCTGTCGATGGGCACGGTTAGGTTGGTTAGTAGTAATGTCTCAAGCATAAATAGGAGGTGATATGGCTAATGGTAGAACCCTGACCCCGAAACAGGCTGTGTTCGCTAGCCTCGTAGCTAAGGGAGAAACGTACACGGATGCATACGTCAAAGCCTATGACCATAATGGATCGACCCGGCAAGTAGCACAGAACGAAGGGTCAAAGATGATGAAAAAACCGCACATCAAAACCCGTGTCCAAGAACTCAAAGAACAAAAAATCACGGCAAGAAAAGATCAGGAGGCACTCTCGAAAGAATGGATTATATCTAAGCTGAAGGCCGAAGCTAGTGATGATGACAACGCATCCTCCGTGAGAGTTAGGGCACTGGAAATCCTAGCCAAGACAGAGAAACTCTTTAGTGATAACACTACCGTAACAGTAGAACATAGAAGCTCCGCTGAAATAGAAAGTGAACTGAAAGAAAAACTTGAATCAATCCTTGGAACAGGAGACAGTGATATCACATTAGTTTCGTAGCAGAGAAGTAGCCCCCCTGCTCTTTCGATGACTAGTTTTGAGCAACTAATGGCTAGGGTCTTGACAAGCTCCCGAAAAGTAGTTACTAGTAAATTACTGTTAGACTTAATAAGTCTTCTACTAGTTACACTTATACTAATTAATTAGTCTTTTAGTGTTATTAGTATAAGAGTAAGTTACTAGTAGCCCCTTTAGCGAACTGGGTTTATATTCCCAGCTACAATCGCAAGACGGACGCTCTTAGGGCGTTCGGTTTGTAGGCCGTCACTAGGTCTTCTCTGGCACGAGTTCGTCCTAGTGGCGGTCTTCTCTATTTGGGGCACTTCCCCAAACAGCTGTCAGGTGGGGTTTTATAAAAAAACGCACCACCAGATTGTCACACCTCCTTCAGCCGAATCCTCTAATATCCACGCCCGTACCATTTCCAAGCAGTATCTTTACGTCCGTACCACCTCAAACGTCCGTACCGTGTCTGTACCCACGTCCGTACCACGCCCGTACCACGCCCGTACCTCTATTCAGTGTCGTGTGTCTTCTCTTTGTTCTCTAGTTGACAAGCTTCCTATAGTTGTGTATATTATATCAACTTAAAGGGGGCCACTATGGCTATTGCACTTCCGACAGTTAAACAAGCTAGGGAATACGTGGGTGGATTCTCTGCTCCAAGTAAAATGCCGGGCTACGCTATTAGTACACCGGCACAACGTTGCATTACGGGGTCTAAATTACGGAAAGTTAAGGGTTCCGTATGTTTCGATTGCTACGCAATGGGGGGCCGGTACTGTTTCCATACTACACTAAACGCTATGGAGCGTAGGTATCAGGCCCTAGATTTACCCGATTGGGTACCGAACATGATTAAAGGTATCAACAATGCGGAAGTTTTTCGGTGGCATGACTCCGGCGATCTCCAAAGTGTGGAGCACTTGCGAAACATTGTATTAGTTGCGGAAGGTACACCTAAAACAAAACACTGGATTCCCACTAGGGAATATAAATTCGTTAGGCAATATCTAAAACAATACGGAGATTTCCCAGACAATCTATGTGTACGTGTCTCTACACATATGATAGACGGGGCACCTGTAGCGGGCTTTAAAAATACGTCAACAGTACATAAGGACGGTGAAGCGTTCGGGTATTCGTGTCCTGCGAAGAATCACGCAGACGAGGATTACAATACCAAAGGTGGCAAGTGTGACGGGCCGGACTTTAAATGTCGGGCTTGTTGGGACAAAACTGTTCCGAACGTGAGCTATCCATGGCATTAGTAAGGCCCGAGCCCGGGCCCGGTTCCGATCCGCGCCCGTACCACAATCAAGAGAAAGAAGTTGTTTACGTCCGTACCACAATCAAGAGACGTCCGTACCATGATCCGAGTATAAAAAAGAATCTTCTCTTCTCTCATTTTGTGAATCATTCGCTATTATGATCATATGGTATTACCTTGATAGGATCGAGAAGTAAGGCAGGTCACTTTGAAAGGGAGTTTTTATTATGGCACGAGCGACACTGATCACGAGTAACGAAGTTACGGAGACGGAAGTCTATCGTTCCGAAACACCACCACAGACACGCACTCATGTACCGTTGGCACATGGGCGGTTTGTGGACCAAGTAAAGCACGCACTCGATTATCGTGGGTGGAACGTTAGCGATAGTCAGTATGGGCTATTTCCGGGCAAGCTAGGCGATATCAAATATGAAGGTGCCAACTTGTTTGGAGTAATGAAGATCAAGAAAGAAGGTCTTCTATCAGAGAATTCTGATTATGAAATTGCTATCGGTCTCCGCAATTCTCACGACAAGAGATTCTCTGCAGGTATCGCCTCCGGTTTAGTGGTCATGGTCTGTGAGAACCTAGACTTCTACGGAGACTTCATTGCCAAGCACAAGCACACAGCGAACGTAGAACATGAACTACACGTTCGGATCTATGGCATGGTTGAGAAGATCGAAGATCAGTACACGAGACACTCTGAGAAAATAGAACAATATCGTGATAGACTTCTCAGTGACTCTGAAACTCATGATCTAATCGTGCAATGTGCAGACCGTAGAGTGTTTCCATGGTCATACGGCGAGAAGGTTCTGAAAGAATTTAGGAACCCAAGACATGAAGAGTTTGAAGACCGTAGCGTATGGGCATTTAACAATGCCACCACAGAGATCTTAAAGAATCGTAACTTTCAAGATCTTCAACCTTCAACCCAAAGACTTCACAATCTTCTGGGTGAAGTGTGTTTGAACTAAGTACAGCGGGCGGGCGGGTCTCCGGACTCGCCCGCACCCGCACTCGCACCACGTCCGTACCATTTTTTTTTAAATAAATAAGTGTGCGAAGCACTCTATACTAGGACGGTACGTCCGTACCATTAATAATAAGGACGTCCGTACCATTTCTATATGACGTCCGTACCATTTCTACAATCTATTATTTCTTCATTTTGTTGGTGTGTTGACACTAGGATGTTACCCTGATATGCTTCATGTGTCAGCGGAAGTTAACCCAACAAGGGAGGGAAAAATGTTTGACATTGACCAAGAGGCGAACGAGCTAATGGCGAATCTCGAAACGCCGTACTGGGTAGCCGACACGATAGGGATCGCCCTAACTAAGGACCCGGTAGATGCACTACTGGCGTTCGAGAAGCTGGCCGAGGTGTTCAAGAGGCGGAATGATGAGCTAGCTAGACTGAACAGTCAAGCCATCCAGATGAAAGCACTTCGTGAGGGTGCTATCGATCTTGCAAAGGAGACTGACGGGATCGATCTGTATGAGGGGAGAGAGGACGGAAGGTGGAATAAGATAGGGTAGCTACGGTGGTGGGTGGGGGCGGTATTGCCCCACCCATCCCC